GTTCCCCACACGCCAAAATCGAAAAGAAGGTTGAAAAAATCGTGAAACAGGTATCCGGTGTAACCTTAACCAAAATCTGAGATGGAAATAACCTTACCTCTCAATTACACTCCTCGTTGGTATCAGGTACCATTATGGCAGTATCTTCAGGCAGGCGGGCGCAGAGCAGCGTGTGTATGGCACCGTCGAGCAGGAAAGGATTTGAACGCTGTTCACCTTATCTGTACAAAAGCGCATGAGAGGATAGGGACTTACTGGCACCTGTTTCCCACGTATGCGCAGGGTAAGAAAATTGCGTGGGACGGGAAGACGAAAGATGGCATTCCATTTCGCGCGGCGTTCCCTAAGCAACTGGTTGCTTCGGTGAACAACACGGAGATGAAGATTACACTGAAGAACGGCTCAATTTACCAGATTATTGGAGCGGACAAACCAGACTCATTGGTGGGAGCCAACCCTATTGGTATCGTTTACTCAGAGTGGTCTATTATGAACCCTTCACTGCGGAACTTGTTGAGACCAATCTTGGCAGAGAATGAAGGATGGGAGCTGTTCATCTACACGCCTCGTGGAAACAACCACGGGAAGAAGACCATGGAGAAAGCTCAGAAAGACCCAAAGTGGTTTAGTCAGGTTTTAACAGTAGATGACACCAAGGCTATTTCACTAGAAGCTATTCAAGAGGATAGAGATGACGGTATGCCAGAGGAGATGATTCAACAGGAGTATTACTGCTCCTTTGAAGCTCCTATTGTAGGAGCGTATTACGGCAAGCAGATTCAGACGATTGAGAAGCTTGGCCAGATAACTCGTGTTCCTTGGGAGTCTGCCTTACCTGTTCACACTGCATGGGATTTAGGTATCGGCGACAGTATGGTAATCTGGTTCTACCAACAGTTAAACGACGAGATACGACTGATTGACTATTATGAGTGTAGCGGAGAGGGACTGCCGTATTACATCAAGTTCATGAAAGAGAAGCCTTATGTGTATGGGAATCACTATGCTCCACACGACATAAAAGTGAGGGAGTTAGGCACAGGCAAGTCCAGATGGGAAGTAGCTAGATCCTTGGGTATCACCTTTAGGATTGTGAACCGTCAGTCAGTTGAAGATGGTATTGAAGCAGTAAGAGCTATTTTGCCGCGGTGCTGGTTTGACGAAGAGAAGACTGAGCCGGGGGTTATGGGTCTTAAAGAATACCATAAGGAATGGGACGACATGAATAAGGTTTTTAAGAACACCCCACATCACAATTGGGCTTCTCATCCAGCTGACGGTTTTAGAATGCTTGCTCTGTCAGTAAAGGAAACTCATCGTAGAAAGAAGAATTTGCCTCAATCAGCTGAAAGTGAATACGACGTTTTAAGAGCATGAGTGTGTGGGTACAAGCTAGAGAGATGTATGAAAAGCATCAGCTTGATTTTGATAAGGATTATGCTTACTACCAACTACATGGGTATATCTTTCAAGGTCAAGACTTCCTCATAATGGGAGAGGAAGAGGAGGATGGATGGTTTGTAGCTTTTGCAATAGGTAAAGGTTGTGTTCCTTTATTTTTAAGGTTGATGCCAACTGAAAAATCCTACATATATCTATACAGGCTTCAGAGAGGACAGAAAAAACTGGTAAAGATACCAATTAAACGATTACAAAAACTATACCCAGTATGAACATTTTAGACTTTTTGTGTGCACGGCACCTTGTGTGTTCTTTCGGCGGCGGGGGAGGAAGCAGTCAACCTTTAACTGCTGCTAAAGCTCCTGCGCCTTTGCCTTCGGCACCAACCAAAGAAGTAGCTACTATTGCTTCGGCTTTGGCTCATCGGCAACGGAGACGAATTGGTCTGTCGGACACCATTCTGGGAGGAGCATTAAGCAACAACAACAATGCCCCCACTAAATCCATTCTTGGACAATGAAAGAAGAATTTAAAACACTGTGCTCGGAGTTTAAGAAGGCTGCTTCAGCACGACACCCATGGGAAGCTCAGTGGCAAGAGCTTCGTGATCTTATCCACCCTGATGCTTCAGACTTTAATCGGACTGCATCAAAAGGTTCAACAAACCATGAGCAGATTATGGAAGGCACAGCACCTTGGGCCTGTGAACAACTGGCAGGAGGCCTACATACTTTCCTTACAAGTCCAGTCCAGAGATGGTTTGGTATTGGGGTTGACAACTACAACTTAGAGGAAGATTATGAAGGTCTTCAATGGGCAGAGGATGTTGCTGATGCAATGGTGAAACAGTTCGCCCGCCCGATAACTAAGTTTGACCCTTCCATCCATGAAAACTATCAAGATTTGGGAAGCATTGGCACCACTCCTCTTCTTCAGGAGTACGACAATGAGACACAATCGCTAACCTTTAAGGCTATTCCTTTGTCTGATCTGTGGATGAAAGAAAATCACAACGGGGACATTGATACAGTGTTTCGTCAGGTTATATGGAACACTCGTCAGGTTAAGCAGCACTTCACTAAAGAAAGCGATATGATCACTCCTAAGATCTTTGCTGAAAAGAACGAAGAGAAGATGTGGACCGTGATTCATGTAGTATTCCCAAGAAAGGATCGAAACATCTTTAAGCAGAACAAGCAGAATAAAAAGTTTGCTTCTGTCTGGTTCTGTGAGGAAGCTGAAGGTATTTTCCGCAGAGATGGGTTTGATACCTTTCCTTACCATATTGCTCGCTGGAAGAAGAAAGCCGGAGAAGTATATGGACGTTCTCCAGGAATGACCTGCCTACCGGACATTCGTCTTATTAATCAGATGGAGAAGACTCAGATTAAGAGTGCTCAGAAAGCAGTTGATCCTCCTCTTCTTGTTCCTTCCGATGGGTTTATGATGCCTATTAGGACGGCGCCGTCCTCACTTATCTTCTTTGAGAATGGTGTGGCGGATAATAACATGCTCAAGCCTCTCGAACACAAGGGAAGATTCGACATTGGTGAGGAGAAGATGAATCAAAAGAGGGATCACATTATGCGATGCTTCTACGCTGATTGGATCGTTCGAGACAAGAAGAAAGAACGTCAGACAGCTCTGGAAATCCAGGATGATCGAAACGAGATGCTTCAGCTTATGGCTCCAATTTTAGGACGCTTACAGACAGAGTTTCTGGGTCCAATCGTTGTTAGAGCTTTTGGTCTTCTCAGAGAGCACGGGCACCTACCCCCAGCACCTCCTTCTCTCCAAGGCAGAAACCTTAACATCTATTATACTTCGCCCGCAGCCAAGGCACAACTGTCTTCTAAGTCCATGGGACTGAGACGCTTTATGCAGGACGTGGCTCCAATTCTCTCAATTGACCCAACTGCAATAGACAGTGTAGATATAGATGTGATCGTCCAAGAGCTTGCTCTTCATGACGAGGCTCCACGTAGAGCTATTCGAACACCTGAAGTTGTAGCAAAGATTCGAGCAGCAAGAGCTGAGCAGCAACAGCTTCAGCAAGCAGCAACAGCTGCTCAGCCTTTAGCATCAGCAATGAAAGATGTTGCTACTGCCAAAGAGAAAGGGGTTAATATTGGCTTATGATACCTATGATGAAAGATCTACATGACCTTATCAGCCAGAAACTGATCTTGCGTGATGCCTATAAGAAAGTGTTTGAAAGCCCAGAGGGTAAGATTGTGTTACAGCACATGATGAAGACAGCAGGCATTCCCAAAAAGCAATGCACCACAGAGGCACAAGCTCTTCTTGTTCAAGAAGGTAAGCAATTTATGGTGTATAACATACACTTTATTCTCAATCGAGACCCACAGGTTCTTGTAGAAGAAATAGAACAGCAATACAAAGAAGGTTAAAATATGCATATACTCAAAATCCCAAGTCGTCTCTTCGCACCTGAAGGTGACGGTAGCTCGGGTGGTTCAGGATCGGTTCTCGGAAACGGAGCAGCCGCAAGTTCAGGAACACCACCAACCATACCAGACAATTGGAGAGACGCTCTTCCTGATGATCTGAAAGGAGATCCTTCGTTAAAGGACTACAAGCCAGGAAAGGATGGGTTCGCATCTGTCATCAAGACCATGATCAGTTCACAGAAGATGATTGGGGCTGACAAAATTGCGAAGCCAGGAAAGGATTCAGCTCCAGAAGTCTGGGATGCTTTCTATGAAGCCGCAGGTCGACCTAAAGTCGCTGGGGACTACGCTCTCACCGTTCCAGAAGCACTCAAAGATGTTAAGCTCGATGAGGCCAAGATGGGTAAGTGGAAAGAAATCTTCCATAAAGCAGGAATTTCTCAAGGAGCTTTTGACACAGTCCTCAATGAGTTCCTAACCACTACTCATGCTGAGCAGACTGCAATGGCTCAAGCTACTGCACTAGAATCAGAAACCCAACTCAACGCTCTCAAAACTGAATGGGGTGACGCTACTAAAGGAAACTTCAACACTGCTAGTGCTGTAGTAGCTAAGTTTGGAGGTCCAGAAGTTCAGAAGTATATGACCGAGTCAGGTTTAGGGAACGATCCTAAACTGATCAAACTCTTTGCTGCTGTGGGTGCTGCTATGATGGAAGATAAAAATGAAGGCTCTGGTCTTGGAGAGTTCGTCACAGATAAGACGAGAGCACAAGCTGAAATCAAGCAACTGAAAGGTGATTCTGATTTTATGGCTAATCTCACCAACCGACAAGCTGTGGGACACTCTTCAGCTCTGGAGCGATGGACCAACTTACACACGGCTTTTTCTAAGTAAAAAGTTTAACATTAATCTTGACTGTCACAGGAAACTGTGGCAGTTCTCATTTAAGACGGGAGACCACTTGTGGTTCGTCTGAAACCAGCAACGCTGGCTGTTAGCGACAGGGTTCGCAGGAAGAGTCCGAAAGGGCAACTCAACCGAATTGTTAGGTAACTTTTTAATTATTTCAGCTATGTCACAACAAATCGACACCGCTCTAGTTAATCAATACCGATCTAACATTGAAGTTCAATTTCAGCAAATGAACTCTCGGTTGCGCCCTACGGTGCTCTCTGAGTCTCAAAACGGTGAATACGACTACTACGATCGGATTGAGGCTACTGAAGCTCTAGATGTTCCTGCTCGTCATGCAGATACTCAATACACGGATACGCCTCACTCGCGTCGCCGTAATCAGACGAAACCCAAATACTGGGCAGACCTGATTGACAAACGCGATCGCCTACGCATGTTGGCTGATCCTACTTCGTCTTACACCCGCAATGCTATTGCAGCCTTGAACCGCTCGATTGATCGCACGATCATCACTGCGTTCGACGCTACTGCGTATGCTGGTAAAGAAGGAGGCACCGCCATCACTTTCCCTTCCTCGCAAGAAATCGCTGTCAACTATGTTGAAAGCGGAGGAGCTGCTAACAGCAACCTCACTATTGGGAAGCTTCGCCAAGCGCGATTCCTTCTTGATTCTGCAGAAGCTGTTGAAGATGGTGAAGAGATGACGCTTGCCTGCACTGCGAAGCAAATCCAAGGATTGCTTCGTACCACGGAAGTCACCAGTGCTGATTACAACACCGTCAAGGCGTTGGTCAAAGGCGAAATTGATACCTTCATGGGCTTCAAGTTTGTCCGTCTGGAACTCCTCACGGTAGCTTCCAATGTTCGCAGTTGCTTCGCCTATGGACGCACTGCTCTGACTCTCGGCATTGCTGATGACTTGTTCGTTAGTGTCGATCGTCTGCCTACCAAGCACTTTTCCGTACAAGTGTACGTCTCCCTTGATATGGGTGCCGTTCGCATGTGGGAAGAGAAAGTCGTCCGCATCTTGTGTGACGAAACCACTTAATCGCAATCCTTAAATATTATATCTAGCTATGGCTTTACAAAATATTATCAAATCTGAGCAGATGCTCAAACGGGATGCAGCGAATTTTCAACCGCTGAAAGCAACTGAAATGGATGGTAGAGTTCGTTCTGCTTCCTGGAACTTTAACACTACAGATGATCTCAATGCTGGGACTCTTGCAGAAGCTCAGAGCCTAAAGCTCGTTTTGCTTATCAAGGGAACTCGCATCCTTCGAGGTCGCTGCTGGTTTGAAGCAATGGGAACAGATCAAACGGCTGACTTAGGTCTGTTTGGAGCTGACGGCACTGGCTACATTGATGCAGCTGGTAGTGTTGCCGATGATCCAGATTTCTTCACCAGTGCAGCTATTGCTGTTGCTGCTGCGGGAGAAGCTGACTTCGCTGTTCTCCAAGAAGATAACCCCGGTTATATTCTCGAAAAGAACTGCTGGCTTTGTGTCACTCTCGATGACACTTCGTCTGCTGACCCTTGGGCCGCAGACAAGGACTTCAACGGTTTCGTAGATTACGTTACCGACTAATTGCTCCGTTCCTGAGCTGTATGATGGGCGGGCTACTTTCTTAAGGTCTTGTGAGAGTAGTCCGCTTTTCTTTTTAATTACAACATAATGGCATCGTCAAAAACAGAGATAGCGAATTCGGCATTGATGAAAATCGGCGGGAAGTTGATTTTGTCACTGGACGATCCAGACAAAGAGGCTGAGCTTTGCAAGGTTCGAATGGACCCTAGCATAAAAGCTGTGTTGGCCATGCACCCTTGGAACTGTGCAATGACAAGGGTATCACTCGCTCCAACAGTAGCGACTCCAGCATTCGGATACTCCTACAAATTTCTACTTCCTGGGGACTGTCTCAGGGTTTTACCGTTAGGTTCTTTTACGACTGAAGATGAGTTTGATGTCGAAGACGGACACCTACTGTGCAACCTCTCTGCTATTGACGTTATTTACATCAGGAACGTAACTGATGTTAGTAAATTCAAGCCTTTGCTTGATGAGACAATAGCCGGATATTTGGCTTGGGACATCTCCTACTCTTTAACACAAAGCTTAAAAGTCAGAGATAACGCTTTTGCTACTTTCCGTTCCCTGCTTATTACCGCTAAATCAGCTAATGCACAGGAAGGTGGCATGAAGATTCTGGAAGCCAACACTTGGCTCGAATCTAGATTAACCTATTCTGGTCGTATGGCTCCTAATGTCTGATGCCTGAAGGGTTTCCAATCACCACAAACTTCACTTCAGGTGAAGTATCTCCTGCGATAGCAGGAAGAACAGACTTCAAAGGCTATGCTAATGGAGTTGAGAAGTTAGAGAATTTTATTGTTCTTCCTCAAGGAGGAGCATTGAGAAGGTCTGGTACACGGTTCCTAGCAGAAGTAAAAGACTCTTCAAAACTGACAAGGGTTAAGAGGTTTGAGTTCTCACGAACCGATTCCTTCATCCTAGAGATAGGGGAATATTATATCAGGTTCTTTAAAAACGGAGCACCTGTTCTCTCAGGAGGCTTTGGCTCCTCACCAGTAGAGGTTGTCACTCCTTACACAGAAGCTCAACTATCAGAACTCAATTTTGCGCAATCTGCTGATGTGTTATACCTCTCTACCTTAGAGCACCAAACCAGAAAGTTGAGTCGTATCTCAGACACTAACTGGACGTTCGCTTTAATGTCTACGGATGATGGCCCTTATCTGGATACAGATACTTCAGATACCACTATGTGGTTGGAAACAATCACGGATAGAGGAAACATAAACAGCACAGCTGCTGATTTTGTATCTGGTGACGTTGGCAAGTTTGTAGAGTTCTACTACCAAGGGTACCTTATTCTTGGTGAAGTAACCGCGTATGTGGATGTTAATAACGTTACGATTCAACCAAAATTGAACGTAATCAACCCCGACAGCATTGATTCAAACGCTGTTTTAAGCTATGCAGCTGCTGGTGGAAGCTTGGCTAATCGCATACGCTCAACTGTTGGGATATGGGGTTTAACCACCCAATACAGCTACCTGAAGGTCGGAGCTACGTGGTATTATTTAGGAGTCAATATAGAGCAACCAGAAGAGCTTCCAGAGGTTGTTGGGCCACCTAAAACACCGGCTTATTCGGTAGATGTTATTACGGTGGCTTCTACTCCTACAAAGGTGGCAACTACTGGACACCTCACTCTTTCAGGAAGATTAATCACAGCAGTTCTGAAGTCTTCTACAGCTGTCTTTGACAACTCTACCGATGTAGGAAGACACATAAGACTGAACATCAGAAACAATCAAATACCTTGTAAGGTATCAGCTTACACCTCTGCTACTCAGGTGTCAGTAACCTTAAGCACTGTAGTTCCTCACGAACCGAATAATCCAACAGCTTATATAGGCAATGCTGAAACAGTGAGCTGGAGATTAGGAGCATGGTACTCAGGAAACTGGCCACGATCACTTACCTTCCATGAAGGTAGGTTGTGCTTCATGGGAACTAATAAACAACCACAGACCATCTGGATGAGTAGGTCTCAAGACTTTGAAAACCATGCTCCTACCGAACTTGATTCTACAGTAGTTGATGATAATGCTATTAACAGAACTTTAAACTCAAGCAAGGTCAATCAACTCCTTTGGGGAGTAACTGGTCCTGTTCTACTGTTAGGGAGCTTTGGAGCAGAGTGGCAAGTCAAACCAACGTCAATCAATGAAGCCGTAACTCCTAAGGATTTCAACGCTAAAGAGCAGACAGCTTGGGGTTCCGAAAACGTAACACCAGAGAGAATAGGCACAGGTGTTGTGTATCTTCAAAATGGAGGAACTATTCTACGAGAGTTGGTATACTCTTATGAAATTGACTCACACATAGCCAACCCCTTAAACACCGTCTCGGAGCACATTCTTAGAGAAGCTCAAGGAGGTATATACATAGCTTACCAGAAAACACCTTCAAGCAGAATCTGGATAGCCACTTCATCAGGTAAGCTAGTTTGTCTTACTTACGAAAAAGACCAACAAGTGTTGGCTTGGAGTAATCATATTATTGGAGGAACAGATGCCAAGGTAGAATCTATTGAGAGTATCCCTGACTCCGTGTCTTCGACAGACAAGCTTTACACGGTGGTTTCAAGAACCGTTAATGGAGGAACTAAGCGGTATATCGAATGCATGGAAGAGGACTTTTGGCCAGATGGTGCTCAAGACAAAAACTCCATGTATTTTATGGACAGCTTTGTAACGAACAATACCCCTAGCGGTCCTTACGGATATGTTGTATCAGGTCTTGGTCATCTTGAGGGAGAGACTGTAAAGGTCATCGTTAACGGATCAGTAAGACCAGACGCCGTAGTCACTGGAGGCTCAATAACCTTAGATAGAGTTCGCTCCCAATATGTCACTGTTGGTCTTAAATATAAGAGCCTGATTAAAACCTTACCTCTTGAGGCTGGGTCATACAATGGGACGGCACAAGGTAAGACTAAGAGAATACATTCACTGATCTTCAGGTTGATCAACAGCTTGGGCCTGAAGGTGGGAGCTACCGAAGAAACCTCTAGGGTAATCTCTTTCCGTGAGACTTCAGGAGCAATGGATTCTTCTGCACCTTTATTGACAGGTGACAAAGAAATTTCGCTTGACTCCGGATACGATTTAAGATCACAATTTGTGGTAACAAGTGAAGAACCTTACCCTTTACACATAGCGGCAATAATGCCTCAAGTAGTTACAAACAAATGATCCTTGCAGTATCAGAAACCGATTTAGACACTCTAGATTTAGGACTAGGGGAGGACTTCTTTGCGGAGAAAGGGTTGCCAGGAAGCTTCAAAAAAGAGAAGTTTATTGAGGCTTGGAAGAATCTTCTTGCCTCGAACGTCGCAGCCTTATGGGTTACTGTTCAAGAAGACAAGGTCACCGGAGCTTTAGGAGGACTTTTGTTCCCAGACATTAATGACGGAGAGCTGGTAGCTCAGGAAATGTTCTGGTATGTCTCGGATAAAGCAAGAAAAGGAACAGATGGAGTAAGACTGATGTTAAACTTTGAAGCTTGGGCCAAAGTAATGGGAGCAAAGAGAATCATAATGGCGGCTCTTACCAACTCAGATTTCAGAATTGGTCCTCTCTACGAAGCTAGAGGATACAAACCAGTTGAAACACACTACCTAAAGGTAATAGAATGATCTTAGCTCTCATAGCTTCTTCTACCGCTTTACTGATTGCTGCTGGAACTGCGGCAGTTGGAAGTGTTGTTGGTGCCGTTGGTGCTATCAAACAAGGCAAAGCTGCAAAGAAGATGGCTGCGTATAACGCTCAGTTGGCAGAGAACAACGCTAAGATTCAGCAAAACAACGCTAATACGGTGCAGAATCAGGTTTCTGTGGAAGCCGAGAAGAAGCGTCGCACTGGTCGTATCGTTGCAGGAACCCAAAGAGCCAAAGCTTCTAAGTCAGGAACTACTTTCGAGGGATCAGTTCAAGACATCTTGTTAGACTCTTCGATTAATGCAGAAATTTCGGCGTTGACTGAGTTATATTCTGGCACTATCGCAGCTCAGGACTATCGCAACAAAGCGGTGTCGTCTAAAGCCCAAGGCACAATGGCTACCATGCAAGGTAATGCTGCTTCCTCTGCTTCTAAGTATCAAGCAGCAGGTTCTATTCTAGGAGGTTTTGGCCAAGCTGCTTCACTATACGGATCAGCCAAAGCTGCACCAGCACCTACCCAAACTTTTGATTTTGGACCCAACTTCTAATGCCCTCAATCCCAAATGTAAACAACTCAAGTGGCTCTGTTAAGCAGGGAGGTATCTCTGGCTTTACTGCTTTTGGCCCATCGGGAGGTATCTCTGGAGCAGGAGCTATGTCTGTTCTCGGGAAAGGACTGTCAGATGCTGGTCGTGGTTTTGCCTCTGCTTCTGTGGACATCAACACAAGCCTCAAAAGGAATGCCGCAGACAAAGCTAGTAAGGATGCTGCCTATGCAGACCTTCAGGAGAAGGACAGGCTAGCTTTCAAAGGGCAGGAAGACGTAAGAGAGGTCAATGAGAAGTATTCCAAGCTCCGACTTGATTGGGCAAAGCGTCAAAACGAATACGACCACAACCCTTCCGAAGATCAGTTAAAGGTGTCTATTGAGGAGTATGACAAGTATGTAGAAGACTTGCTCAGAGGAAGCACCAATGACGAGGTCCGTAATGCCTTACAGGAAAGAGCAGACTCTTACAAGATAGGAGTTGCTGAGAAGAATCACAAGTTAGGGTATGTAAAGAAATCTACCAATTTCGCTGTTGGTTTCGATCAGATGTTCGTTGATGCTAATGACGCTATCTTCACCACGAAGAGCATTGAAGAACTGTTTGAGCAACAGGATCTGCTTTCAACTTACGTGGAGCAAGCAGTAGCAACAGGCAGAGTCCAGAGTGAATCAACTATTGCTGCCCTGAACACTAAGATTGGACAACTGCCAGTGTCGTGGGCAGACTCAATAATGGGCATTGATCCTCAAGCTGTTATCGAAGCAGTAGCAACAGATGCTTTTAGTGAAGTTCCTCCCAATATCAGACAGGGATTGATTGACAAAGCTAAACGAGTTATCTCAGCAGGAGAGGAGTTCGATAAACAGGCTATACAGCAATCTTTCGAATCTGACCGTGCTCAGTTGCTAACCACAGGTGTTGGTAACGCTTTCGATTATGACATAGCAAAGAAAGCCTTCGGAAAAACTAAGGCGGACCAGATGCAAAGACAACTGGATGATGCAGAGTCTGTCTATGGAATAACTCAGAAAACCATTGGTGCTGATGGAGCCGCATTGGGAACTATCATCAAGGAGAGTAAGCCTAAGTCAGATCCTTCTTCAACAACTTATGCTGAAGAGTTGGCTTACCACAACGCTGTCAAAGATATTGTAATAAAGACTCAAGAGAGGAAGATAGACGATCCGTTTTCTTTCTTTGCTCAAGAGCCTTCTATTGCTGCTGCTATTGAAGAAGCCGCTAACAGTCCTGATAATCCAGAGGTTCAAAGAGGCTTAAGGGAAATGATTCTCAGTAAACAGAAATCAGACAAGAGTCTGAGTCCATGGAACTATGCAATCATGCCTAAAGCTGAAGCAGCAGACTTTATTGAAGAGTTCAATTCTCTTTTGGCTGTGGGTGTAGAAGGTGATACTCAAGGAGTAAGAGAACAGCTACTCAGCTTTGAGGACGAGTTTCGTAACCACACCGATATTGCTTTGTCCCAGCTTTCACGAGTCAACGGTGGAGAGAAGATAACTGGAAAGCTCAACCCACTTATGTGGCACACGAACAACCCTTCAGTCTTTAGGCTTGCTTTAGATTCCATTCGTAAGAACAACGATGAAGTCATGAAGCTGTTTTCCGCAGAAGAGAGAAGTGACCTGCTGATTGATGTTTCTTCAGACAGCAACTTGCTACAATACTCTCAGTCCATAGTAGCAACTAACAACTCAGCAGAAGCTTTTAATCAAGTAAAGGGGGTAAGGGAAACCTTCCAAGCCTTCACTCGCGATTGGGTTCTCAGTGGTGGGGCTGTTGACGAATCTTCAGAAGCGTTCTTTGGTTCTTACTACTCCTTTGGGGAGACTAATGGCATGTCTTACTCCCGTCCTTTACAATATAAAGATGCTGCTGGTGTTGATCAGGTTATGTCTCAAGAGCAGGTAAGTCTTTCTGATGAGTGGCTCGATGTTGAAATACAAGACATAATTCTCAATCAAGAAAAAGGAACACCCAAATTTGACTTTGATCCAGCTACTTTAATTCCACAACACGAACTGTTTACGCCCGCAGAAGTTCAAGAAGATATTTCTGATGCCTTGGAAAGCAACGCTTTCTGGGGAACCACTCAAGACGAGAATGGAGTCTATCTGTATGTCAAAGGATCCTTACCTGGAACCTCTGTGATGGTGAAGACTAAAAGCGGTGAACCGGTAATGATTCCCTTTCACCAGACAGTTGGAGGCAGAAATCGCATTGGCCGTGACTTCCTCAGTGGCGAGATAAAGGAAACAGGAGCACGGACCGATGATGCATGGTATGATAAAGTTGGTAGAACTCTTTCTAGACTCTAATGGCTTCTTCTTTTCGATTAACACCCCGTGATACCTCCTTTGAGACACCTGCTTCTTTTGATACAGGTGCTTGGGATTATTACAAAACAGTAGCCTATGACGCCTTGTATCATAGTCCTGTTGGTCTGTATGGAGTCGGAGACGCTCCAACTGGAGGTGTAGGTAGATTCTCAGAGCTCTTCTTAGAAAAGAACTACGGCACAAACAAGATTTCCGCAGATGAAGCAACAGCTAAGTATGGTCTAGGTGGTCTGCTTCGCTTTGATGAGGAGATATATGAGTCAGCTGCTCAACTGATGAAGGACAGAAAACTCGCGGAGAACCGCAGAGATTACCTGATCCAAAGCGGATCAACTTCCTTTATTCGTTCCGCGGTAGGCTTTCCCGTAGGCATGGCTTCTTCTTTGCTAGACCCAACCAATTTAGCCTCGATGTTCGTTCCTATCGTAGGGCAGAGCAAGTTCATGTCTGGAACATCTGCTACAGGACTAGCTAGAGGTTTGATTACTCCTAGACAACTGGCACGAACAATAGGCACCGGAAGAACAAGGACTCGACTTGCTAGAGGAGCTGTTGAAGGTTTAGTTGGTCAGGCAGCAGTTGAGCCTTTTGTCTTGTTTCCTAATATTTACGAGCAGTCGAATTACGGCTTTGAAGAGTCTGTTACTAATGTAGGAGCAGGAGCAATCCTTGGAGCAGGATTACATTTTTCGATAGGTCAGATAACTGACAAGTTTGCTTTAATGGGCAAGGCTTTGTCTAGAGACTTAGACACAGGGACTTTAGGAAGATCAGACCTTGGTGGCCCAGACACTGGAGTATGGAACGGCATTGACCTAGACACCCATGCTGAAGCTGTCCAGGGAGCTTTAGCTGATCTGCTTCAGGATAACCCAGTTACTAGTCCTGCTGAAGCTCTTGAACTAAGTAGGGCTTCAATATTCGAAGAGCTAAGACAAGACATCATTGATCGTCAAGGAGCTGATGATGTTGTAGCTCACCGTATCCGTCAATCTAGAGAAGGCTATAATCAGCTCGTTAATCAGTATAAGGATAAAGGATCAAGACTTCCTTGGGACCCAGAATTAGCTACAAAACAAGCTCTTAAGCAAGTAGAAAATACCAGACAGATTTCTTTCAAACCCCTTCAATTTGCTAATCATTTATTAAAGGATTTGCCCAAACTTATTTCAGACTTTGAAAAGAATATATTCGATAAATTTTTTGAAAAAAGCGAATGGGGCGATGTAGCAGGAAACGATCCGGAATTTAGTGTGTTTTCTCAAATATTTGATGGTGCCGAGTTTGGTAAAGGACCAGGATATGCTAACTTTGAATCTCTTTTTAAGGAAGCTCTTAAAATGGGATACGATTTACCTAATGCTAAGTTAGGCATGGGAGTAGAAAGTCTTGCTTACATGACCAAGAACCGTGTAGTAAAATTTTCACTAACTAAAAACACAGACACAGAAGTTAAAGGTCTTACTACTATATCATCGCAGACAATAGAGAATGGTCCCATCAAGATGACAGTTTCAGAAAAATTGATGGACCTTGATACTTTTTACACTTCTAAGAATAAACCTGAAAGTTTAGAGGACATTTTTGACGTAGAAGACTTTCCGGCTGTCTTTGATGCAGTAGGTCAAACTTTAGGATACCGCTTCCCTGATGCAGATTATAACAACATAGGCGTCAACGCTAGAGGAGAGATATTACTTTTTGATACAGGAAGAATTCAAAAATTAACTGTTCCTTTCAGAACAGTATCACCAAATGCTGCTGAAGAAATTAACTGGTCTTATCGTCGTTTAACCTCAAAGGAATTAAAAGAAAGTTTTGTTGGCTACACTGTAGTAGAATCTAGATTCTCAACTTTATTTAACTTACCAGATAAAATAGATTCAGATATTATTGTATATCAAAATAAACGTAGTGCTCTTAAAGAACTAAAGAAAAGAAAAACAGGTTATGTAGTAGAAATCAAGATTCCAAAAGATCAATTCAAGCATTTAGAATCAGCTAACAGAAGTTCATTCCCCTTTAATGATGTTCCCGAAACAGCTAAGTTGGGTGCCAAATATCTTCAGAAAAAAGTTGATGCTGATAACGATGAGATAATGGACAACTTTCAAAAGTATGGTAATGACGAGAATGTTGGGATAGATTTTGATGATATTGACTTTGCGACAATGACAAAGTCAACTATAGATTTTTACATTAAGGACGCAAGCCCTGCCGAAACTAAAAGTTTGAAAATTCTAAAACGTTTCATGGAAAAACATGAAATTGAAGTTCTTGGTGCAAAACAAGAAACTTTTGGATTTAATGATAGCATACATAAAAATGGGAGAGCCTTACTCAGAGGAGAAGCTGCGTTAAAAACAGAAGATGTAAAGGGAGTAGATTCTTTTACTACCGATAATCCTTACCACAACCCTGACTCCAACCTAGCAGACTTTGAAGATGCAGACCTTGCTTTGTATGACATTTTAAAAAATCAGGTAGAGAGTCACGTCCCTCCTAAAGTTTCCAAAGCCGAGTTGAAGAAGGCTTACAAACAGACAGTTAAGAAACGTCAGCAAATTAAGAAGCGTCTATATCAACAGAAACGCAAGAGGCTTCAAGACTTTAAGAGAGAGCAGAAGATACTTGACAAAGATGGATCTATTCTTGAAAATGATGTTAAAACTATTCCTGATCCAGTAGAGCCTACTACCAGTAAAGTGATCAAAGAAAACACAGCAGAGATTAGGGAGCAAGCTTTCGAAACAGAAGAATTATTAAAGACGCCAAAGCCTCTTGAGACTAAAGCCAAAGCAAAGACTAAACCGGAAGCAGAAGCAAAGGAAGATCCTTACGAAGAGTTTGGAGACCTGAGTCCCGCTGAAAGAAAATTACTAATGGATTCCGATGAAAGCATTGCCCGACTAGCCTCAGTGAAGAACGCTATCAAAGAAGGCTTCAAGTGTATCGTCAATAAGGTTATATAATGAAGGTTAATCTAAAACAATGTGCCTCGGTTATTCGATCCGCAGCTGAGGGAAAGATGTCTACTGAAGAAGCAGACAGCCTAGTAGAAGCTGTGCAGAAGAGACTTGAGAACGTTAAGGAAGACGAGCTGCTTAATGCTGAGGCCAAAGCTTCTGAGATTGCTGAAGAGTTGATGGATGAGCTAGATAAGTTTGCTTTGCTTGAAAAGCGTAATGCTCTGATGTCTATTAGAGCAATGCGTAGTATCAAGAAGAATGCCAAGCTCCATGATTCTTTATACGAAGGTTTACTTGGATTCCTTGAAGACTCTCGTCGCAAGGTTGAGGGTGCTGGTCGTGGAGTCAACGCTGTGATTGAAGGCTGGAAGTCTAAGTATTTAGGAGAGCTTAAATCAAGGCTTGTGGGAGCGGGTGTTTACGAAGACTTCCGTAAAGATCTATTGGAGAAAGAAATATTTCAGGAGTTTTATTCTCCAGGTTCTTCGGGGTCTAAGAAAGCTCAAAGCATTCGAGACATAATGTTTTCTCTTAAGCAAGACCTGATCGAAAAGCAAAACCGTCATGGATCTTTCATTAATTTCCTTCCAGAGCATGTTAAGAGACAGTCCTACAGTAACCACCTTATCAAGAAGCAGTTTGGTCCGGAACGCTTTAAGAATATCCTTCACCTGAACAGGTGGTTAACACCCAAGGAGTATGAAGCAACTTTCAAAGCATGGAGAGATTTTGTTAAACCTTTATTAGATGCTGAGCTTACTTTCAAAGACTCTGATCCAGACAAGTTCCTTCGTGGTGCCTTTGATGGTATCATGTCAGGTAAGCATGGTCCAATGATTAAAGCTAATGGCGCTGAGGTTAATGCCAAATTTTTTAAGGCTGGTGCTTTAGCTAGGAAAGCTTCCGTAGATCGCACTTTACATTATAGAGATGGAGAGTCCTCTTATACTGCCCACAAAGCGTTCTCTATCGACCCTCTATCCCATGGGTTTCTCATGGAGCTTGAGCACTCATCCACAAACCTTGGGTTAATGCAGACGATGGGGCCTAACCCAGAGCAAGCTTTGTTAGAGGTGATCAATGACCTGGAGTTTGAGTATTCCCGTAAGGGCTCAGAGAAGCAGGTGAGAGAGCTTCAAAAGAACAAGTCTAAGCTAATGACTGCTCTAAAGTTCCTAAACGGTGAGGCTCGTATCCCAGAGAATCCCACCCTTCAAACTGCGGTAGCTAGTGTTTACTCTGTTATATCTCAGGCTAAGTTGGGTCGTATCCTGCTATTCGCTATACCGGACAAGGCTCTACTTCAAAGCACCCTCACACGAAATGGGGTAAGATCCATGCAAGCTTTTTCCTCTGCTTTGAAACTCACAAAACCAGCCAATGAAGCTGATCGTTTGAGGCTCATGAATATTGGGGCGGAGATTAGATCTCTTGTGTCTTCGGTCAATGGCCGGTTCTCAACTGGATCTGAAGGCCATATTCCTTCAGTCTTGAACAAATCACAGAACCTCTTCTTTGAGTTTGCTGGAATCAACTACATGGACAACATAGGCACAGCCTCTGTTCTTCAAGCCTTGACACGTCAAGCTGGTAATCAAGCAAACCTTCCTTGGGAGAATCTTATACCCGAGTTCCGTGAGATGCTTTTTAAGTTTGGATTCAATGCAGAGGAGTGGGACACAATACGTGCAACAGGTTACTCCGTAGATGCTAATGGAGTAGTGCTTGAAACTAAAGGCACTCCTAGGACAGAAACAGAAAACTGGCTTACTCCAGATAGATTCGCGGACATACCAGAAGCTCAACTGAATAAATTACTAGACTTAGACGGACTCAAAAACACAGACACTAATCGAAAGAAAAAGGTGGACGAACTAGAGTCTAAGTTTAGATCCTGGTTATCGTCTCAGAGAGATGAAGCTGTCTTGATTCCCGGAAGTAAGGAGCACAGACTTGCAGCTTGGGGAACACAAGCAGGCACAGCCTTGGGCTCAACAGCTAGACTCCTTATGCTCTTTAAAAGTTTCCCTATAACCATGTATACGAAAATCATTCGTAGAGAGATACAAGGTAGTGGCGCAAGGAATTTTCAAGACTGGGCGAAAGCAGAGAAGAACAGCAACTATCACACAATGCAACTTGTGTCAATGATGACTTTAGCAGGATACCTAAGTCTTACGATTCAAGACTTGCTTGAGGGTAAGGAACCTCGTAAGATGGTTGACGATAAGGGAAATTTTGATACGGAAAAATCCCTGTCAGTTCTTCGAGATTCTTTTCTTAGAGGCGGCGCCGGAAGCCTTTATGGTGACTTGTTAATGAGGCAATACGACAACTCCTACAACACTGTTGCTAGAGCTGTAGGTGGGCCTGTTTTGGGTGAAGTAGAGAAGCTGGCATCAATGACTCAAGATGCCTCATCAGGAGAACTTAAAGGAGTTGATGCTTTTAAGTTCGTTAAAGGCAACACTCCATGGTTAAACATGTTTTACATTAAGCCAGCATTAGACATGTTACTGTTTAACAACATTCAGGAAATGCTGGACCCAGGCTCTCTTCGCAAGATAGAGAGAGAGAATGAAAAACGAGGAGCTAATTATTATCTTAAACCTTCAGAAGTAAACCAATGATCTCAAGCCAAAACACCATTACATCGTCTGCCGCTAACGGGTCTGCCACAACCTTTGCTTACGACTTTTACCTCAGGCAACAGTCAGACTTGATAGTTACTTTACTGAATGCTGATGGTTCTGTTGCTACGGCTATTGCTTACACTGGAGGAGCCACAGGAGATAACAGTGGAGGAAGTATTGTCTTCGCTACTGCTCCCGCTAACGGCCTGACAGTTGTGATTCATCGAAACACATACAAGGACCAAGATAAGGATTACGTTGCCAACGATGACTTTCCTTCTGATTCTCATGAGAATGCTTTAGACCAAAGCATTATTCTACATCAAGAAATGAGTAGAGGCTTAAAATCAACTTTAAGAGTCCCTGCTTACGAAACAGATGAACTTCCTGCGTTTCTCAAAGCAGAACGCTTAAACAAACTCGTTGGGTTTGGAGCAACAGGTGCTCCATTACTGTATGGGCAAACTTCAGTAATTTATACTGAGGGAGAGATTCT